ATCTCGAACATTTGAGCTATCCCGACAAGCGGGATTGCGGCGGACTCCGAGCTCTGCTCGCCTGAGCACCTACGGAGCGCAAGAAGCCAAAGGGCAAAAACTAAGAACACGAATTACACGAATTGAACGAAGTATAAGGAACTATGGCAAAAGAGAGCAAAACAAAACAACTGCGCGACTTCATCAAGTCGCATGAGATGAGGTACTTTATTGAAACGTCCAAATATAGCGGACAGGTACACATCAAGAAAGCATTCAAGGTCGAAATCAACAAGGCCGAGTATTGGGTATCTTTCTCCCACGGCGACCGCACCGAACTGAAAGAGGAGCGCATCCTTGTAAAAACGATGGAAGAAGCCAAGGCGAAGGCTCAAAAGTGGCGCGAGGCTCACCAAAAGGAGAAGAAGAAGGCTGCTGCCGACAAGAAGGCTAAACTGGCAGAGGTGGCCGAGTTCCTGAACGATTTCAGCTGGTACGACCATAAGGATTGGAACAGCGACGAAATCAAGCCAAGCGGACAGCCTATCGCAGAAGCCATCAAGCTCGTCTATGCTGACATGCCAAGACGTGAGAAGGATGACGAGCAGACGTACATCAAACTGCTTGAGAACTACATCAAGCATGGCACCATCTACACGCAGGCTTTGTCATTCCGCAAAGAGCATGTGGTCAGCGTCAAGTTTGGTGAATATGGTCCCGTTCAGATTGAACTCATCAATGGCACGACCATCATTCCGAAGAGCCAAGCCGTCACGAACTTAATCAAGACCATCTTCGGCGACAAGTTGGATTCGTGGTCGTACAAAGAAATCAAGGAGCCGACCGACAAGTACGACAAGATTGAGAATGATGACTAACCCATAAAAACAAAAGGAACTATGGCAGAAGAATTGAAACACGTTGGACGCATCCGCAAACGTCCAGGGCAGAGCGTTTTCTGCCTCAATCTTCAGACGGGAGAAATCAGCATCGTCGAAGGAAAACGCATCGTCGTACAACCTAATTGCGTATATCGCCAATGTCTCAACCGCGACAACTTCATCCGAAAACTCATCAACGAGGGCATTCTTCAGCCCACGTCAAAACATAAGAAGCACTAACTAATTTATGCAAGACTTCGACGAACTTAAACAGATCAAGGCGCAGTGCCTCGCGGACATCACCGAGGCACTGCCCCTTTATGCCAATAGGCTCAACAGCATTGACGGGCGACTGATGATTTACATCGAGGACGCTATCTCGAACAACGCAAGTCACGCGAACCTCATGGAGCTTTTAGGCATCCGCAAGGAAATGCGTCTGCTCGACTCCTACGACATCGACCCCGAACGGGTGAAGCGGTCGCTGCGGGCCATCGAGGGACAGTGGGCGAACGGGCGGCACGTAAAGGGCGGGCTGAAGTTCTCCACCCCTCGCGGCTCGCAGCACGTGCGGCTGATGCCCTTCCAGGCGTGGCTCATCTTCGAGATTTACGCCTTCAAGGTGGACGTCAGCATGGAGCGCGAATACCACGACGGCGACATGCTGCTGCCTACGGAATGGGTACGGGACGGCATGGTGTGGGACACGCGACGGCTGACGCATGAGGCGCACTGGTTCGTTACTCGTAAGAGTGGAAAGACGGAACTTGGCGCGGCGGTCGATTTCGTAGAGGCGTGCTTCCTCGGCGACGTGAATGGTCAGGTGCTCATCTGTGCCCCGTCAGCCGAATTGTCGAAAATTTCGTTCAAAGCCGTGCGAAGTTTCGCCATGCAAATCGACCCGACATGCACAAAGCGCATGGGCGGCAAGTACTTCCGATTGACCAAAAACGAAATGAACTGGCAGCCCGGACACCCGATGAATGGCGAAATCAAAACAATGGCAGCGGGTAAGGTTCCGAAGGATGGTTACTATGCCAGCGTGGTACATGCCGACGAGCACGGACAGCCAAGCTATGTGAACGGCCATTGCGACATGCAAGCGTCGGTTGACACTTGTTGGGGCAGTACCGGTCCACGTCGTGAGAAACTGCTGATGCACACCACTACCGCTGGACGTGTCAAAGACGGCCCATATAAGTCGAAGATTGAGAACGACGTAGAACCATCGCTGCTGCATGAGATGCAATACCCTCTCGGACATCGCATCCGCACATCCGACGACTACTGGTGCGCCTTCCTCTTGCAGCTCGACAAGTGGGAACTGACCGACGACCTGACGAAGCTCGACGACCCCGAACTCTTCAAGAAGGTGAACCGCTCCATCGGCACCACCGTCCAGCCGACCTACTACCGCGAGCGACTGCACGAAGCCGCCACCGGCACCGAGGACACCAAGCAGGAGGTGCTGACGAAGGACTTCAATATGTGGCAGGGTTCGCGGGTGTCCAAATGGATAACAGGTGACGACATGAAGCACTTGCAACGCGATATGCGCATAGACCAATGCACCGCCGACCAAGGGTGGGTGGTGTTCACCGGACTTGACTTCTCGCTCGGCGGTGACTGGAGCGGCCCCGGATGGTTGGCAGCCCGCAAGCACCCCAGCGGACGCGGTACGGAGTTCTTTGCAGACTGCGACGTATGGATCAGCGAAGACGAGTACGAAAGCTCACCGTTGCACCCGCTCTATGAGCAATGGATAAAGGCAGGGTGGATGCACTTGTCGCCTGGCAAGACGTTCCAGCCGGAGCTATTCGTTGGCCGTCTGGACGAACTCATCAAGAAGGGCGTGCAATTCATGTACTTCGGTTATGACAAATACAAGTCGAAAGTGCCCATCACGGTGCTGAAGTCATACATGCAAGTGTCGCTGAACATACAGAACCCCGAACCCTACGTGCAAGTGGTAAGCCAGCTCAACTCTGAGTTCAACGGCCCCACGGAAGACCTCTACAATGCAATGATGGCACCCGTGCCGTTCATCAGCTTCAGCAACAGTCCGCTGTGGCAGTTCTGCTTTAACAATGTGGCACTGGAGATTGACAACCGCGAGAATATCCGACCGGTGAAAGCCAACCAATCGGCATCATGTAAGATTGACCCGATACAGTGCATCGTGATGGCGTTGGACCTGTATGAGCGATACGAAGGGGCGCAACATTGAACATTGAGCATTGAGGATTGAACATTGAAAATTATGGCAAGATTAAGACAACAAGAAGCCGCAAGGCAAGTATTAATAAACAAAATTAAAAGGAACTATGAAGAAGATTTATCGAGTTCTGGCAGTAGCTCTCATAAGCATTGCATTAGTATCAATCGCATTTACGACCTGTTGCACCGTTGTGGACTCTGGCGAAGTGGGCATCATGTTCCATAAGTGGAGCGCATCGGAGCAGGACTACGGCGGAGTGGAAGGAACGTGCAAAGGTTGGGTGTTCTACAACCCCATCACGACGGACGTGTTCACCTACCCGACATTCACACAGCGCAAGCAGTACGAGACTATCAAGGTGAACGCAAAGGACGCTTCGCTCTTCGAGATGGACCCGACGATTGCCTACCGCATCAATCCTGAGAAGGCTTGCGACATCTTCACCAAGTACCGCGTGGGCATCAAGGAATTGGAAGACGGGTACATCCGCACTTGCATCTACGAGGCTTACAGAACGTGTGCCAACCAGTACACATCTGACTCGCTGATGTCGAACCGCGCCAACTTTGAGCGCGACGTGCGTCAGCGTCTGGAGAAGTCGCTGCTGGCTGAGGGCTTCGTGGTCGAGGAGTTCACGTCGAAGATTAACCCTCCGAAGTCGTTGGAAACGATGATTGACGCAAAGAACGCTGCCATCCAGTCGGCTCTGAAGGCTGAGAACGAGGTGAAGGAGGCCGAGGCAAACGCAAAGATAGCCGTAGCCAAGGCAGAAGGTAACGCCAAGGCCATGAAGATTAAGGCCGACGCTGAAGCCTACTACAACCGAACCATCGCGGCAAGCCTCTCGCCCATGATTGTGCAAGAGGACATGATCGAGAAGTGGGACGGCAAGATGCCGCAGATTGTCGGCGGCAACGGCATGATTATGGACATATCTAAAATCATGAACAAATGATTACGGGAATTTGGCTCTATTGGGTATGGGTGCTATTGGCACTCATACTCGATTACGTGATTCTGAATTGCGTATATTATCGTGACGAGAAGACGCACGAGAAGACCGACAAGCAAGCGGAATATCCTGCATGGATGTGGCTTGTGTTCGTAGTCTATCCATTTGTGCCGGTGATTAACGTCGTAGGCTTCGTGTTCCTGCTGCTGATGATGTCAACAGCCGAGAAACGGCAAGACATGTATCTGCGTGGCCGTTTCTTCGAGGACGTGAAGCGAAAGGAGAAATCGGAAGAGTGAGGAGTAATTCTTCCCTCATTCACTATTCAACTCGACAATTACTCGTTAATTACTCGTTAATTACTCAACAATATGAATGAACTTGCAAAAATTCAGTTATTCCGCCCTGCTGCATCATTGCCTTGGGCTGAGTTAGAGACAACGCAGCATAACATCAGAATTACTCATTATGAATCTTCTGAAGAGGGCTCTTCGAGAACAACCATTGTTTTAACACCAAAGAGAGCAAAAGAACTTGCTAAGGCTCTTAATGTTCTGATAGAAAATTATAGCTATGACCCAAGCAATAAGGAGGATGAACTATGAACAAGGAAAAGTACAAGGCACTGCTCCAATTAATAATTGAGAAGGATATAGCATTGCCCAAGGCGGCAAGCATCCTCTGGCAATGGAAGATATGGGAGGAGGCTAAGGAGGAGGAGAGGGACGGCATCGAACGCGGTGCCGGACTCGATGCACAAGCTCACCTCCACAAGGTCGCAGAAATGCACCGGCTACAACTGGAGCACTACATGGTTGTCGGTGGTATAAGCCAAGACTTTATAAACAGGCTTATACGACCGACAAATTGAGAATTGAAAATTGAAAATTACTCTTTACAATGAACAAACCAGAAAAAGCGTACAAGGGATGCGGATGGACAGCCATCGCCGTACTCCTGCTAATGATTGCATGGCTGATTGTCGGGGCCACAAAATGAAAGGAGTCTGACTATGATAGTAGATACAATGACGCATGCGGAGGTGTATGCGGAGCTGGCGAAGGAGCGCGAAGCGATAACAACCTGGTGGAGGCACCAGTTAGAATCTGAGCGGCGTA